AGCATATCTATATTGTAATGCTGTCCTAGAACAGCTACAAACCACAGCACATCACCTAGCTCTTTTTTTAACGACTCTCGGTTTACTGATCCGTCGCTGTCCCGTACTGCTTTTGCTACTAGGCTTGCTACTTCCCCCGCTTCTCCTGCTAGCCCTAGGCTTAGGTACTCTCGGTTCTGTGCTGACGGCAGGGCGAACCTTGCTGCTAGTTCTTGATACTCTCGTAGATTCATTTTCTTCCTTTGTCTTTAGTTTGTGGCACTTGGTGCACAGCACCTGAAGATTACTCTGCTCACAGAACAAACGATCAATGTACAAGTCCCAAGAAACAAAACCAGTAGCAGGGTCTACTACTGGCAGTATGTGATCAACTTGTACATCCTTGGCAGTGTGCTCTTCGTTACACATGACGCACAAATAGTGCATCGCAAGCTTGCCTGTCTTCTTGTTTGTCTTCCTACCTAACTCAGCCTTCTTCAGTGCTTTCCACTTAGGGGGCCATCGCCTCATTCCTCCACGTAGCGTACTAGTAATGAATGAGCGATAGCGACCTTCTGTCCACTCCCCGTCGTTCCTTACACCTGCCACGGAATCACTTTAGTCCAAGCAGCAAAGTGGTGGATATTGCCGTCCTTGTCAGAACAGCGGCTGTACATTCCGTCAATGTTAAGAAATTTATAAACGTCTGTATATTTAAATTCTGCACTAGCGGGAGGTACTTGTACCACATCGTTCGCAAGTTTGAAATGAGTATTTCGGTCAAGGTCATAAAGAGCCTTCATATCGTTAATGTCTACTTCACTAATCACACACTACCTCCGATTCTGTTTCGATCCACACATGTGCACCACACGACAGTGGTTTGTCTGGGCTGTACACAATAGTTGCTGGGCCACTAATCTGTACTTTGTGTGCATACACGTTACTCTTGTAAGTCTTAACTGTGAGCACAGGTTCAGACTCGTTGTTCTTTCGGTTGGACTTAATTACATGTTGGTTAACATGAATAATAGTCTTCACTTCATTGCCTCCATATACAAGCCTACGTTGCCTAGGGCGTAGCCGATGAAGGCAATGCCTAGACCAATCTTACTAGTAAGCAGCAAGTTAACTGCCACTACTAAGTATACCACACCAATCAGTGCAATTAACCATGCTGCCATAATTACTCCTCGTAAGGTACGTATAACGTGTTCAATGTCTCAAAGCTACCGTCTTCAAACTTCTTGACAACCTCGCTAGTGCGTACCATGTCTCTGCCCCATACGTAGTGGTTTAGTGTGCGTACATGCGCCACTTCGTATCCCGGATACATTGTTGTATCAAAGATTGGTTCACCGACGAATTGAACTCTAGGCTTTACTTTGTCCACAAGTCCTCCAAGAATGGATAACATTGTACCAGAATATCTTTACATTGTAAAGCCACCTCACGATGTTCTTTCTGCGTAGCTACGTCTGTACGTAGTTCAACATAGTGAATCCAACTCCGCAATGTACCATTCATGTACATCTTAGATACAGTCATTCCTTCAGGAAGTATTTTACGAGCAACCTCCTTGGCAATACCTTTATCTAACGCACTTTCATAAATAAACTCTACTTCATTCAGTAGTTTACTTTGAACACCCTGCCACCAATAGGCTAGGCGGCGGTCTTCATCGTCTGAGATATTAATATCAATGCTGTTTTGCCTATTAACAAAGTCTTGCTTACGTACTTCGTTCATTTCAAAATCAGCGGCTTTTGCATAACGCTGGCTAAACTCTTGGAAGCTGAAACTACGATGACGCAAGATTTGTCGAGCAATGTCTCGTGTCGTCGTAATTTCCATGCACACATTGACCATCTCAAAGGGACTCCAGTGTTTGTTACGCACTAGATACTTGAGGAGCTTGTTGTTTGTATCTTCCTTAGTCTGACCACTAGGGTTTGAAACCCGTGCCATGTACGCTATCTGAGACTCGCCTGAAGGTGTCGTCCACACTAACTTGACTTCGCTCATATTCTCGTAGCTCCTCTTGCCAATCACGTTCCATTTCGTTATTAATAACTTCCCGCTTCCTACTCTTCCCAAGTCTTTCCTGATCCAAAGTTGAGCGGCTCATCTTCAAACGCTGGTTCTTCAAAGTTGTCATCGTCTTCAAAAAAGTTAGTGTAGTTGGCTACCAGTACGTCAGGCAGTAGGTTGATAATGTCTTCGACAGACAGCCCAAGAGCAATTACTAGCTCTACAGGATCGTCAAAGTTCTCTTCGATAAACTCTTTAACCTGCCGTAGTTTGTCGGTGTAGTTCATTGTAACGTCGTCCAAGATATTCAATTGAAAGAAACATCTCATCAAAGTGCCCGTCATTAACTTCGTTCAGTACTACTAAACCTCGCCAATGTTTGTTGGACAATTGATCCATATAACTCTCGTCGTGCAGATAGTAGCTGCCAGCAATGATGGAGCAGATGGGTTTGCCGTCTGCCCTCTTGCCATAGGCTACTTGCTTTCCTTGCTGATGGCCAGCAATGCAAGACATATGGAGCTTACTAATAATAGCAGCAGCAGTACCGGCGGGCCGGCCCATAGCGCCAACAGGCCAATAATGGTTGAAACCAACACCATTGATGAAAACAGGGTGAAGGAATGGATGTACTTCCCAATCTCGTTCATAGCATAAATCCTTAGTTGAGATTAAACCCTCTAGTGTAGGGTTGTTGTTAATTGCACGATCAATGCGGTTCTCGTGGTTACCAAGCAGCATCACCATGCGGGGCTTGTACACCTTCTCCTTGTTCTTTTTCTGCTTCAGTTGTAAATCCTTGACGGGACTTAGTAACTTCTGCATTGCAGTCTTGGCTACTTCAACGTCGTTTTTGTATCGCAGTCCTTCAAAGTACTTACTTCCTTTAATGTCATGTGTTGAGAGACTAGGCATATCTGCAAAGTCGCCCAAGTTAACCACAACGTCAGGCCGATAATCAACGATAGCGTTACCAGCCCAAGTAAGATGATCAGTAGGAACTCCATCCTTAATCTGACAATCCGGGATTACTAGTATTTTCATCGTCTTCTTTCTCTAAAAAGGCATACAGTTCAGCATCTTTCTGAGCAATCATTTTATCAACAGCATCAGCTACGCCGACATAACCAGTGGAATCTAGAAACCTAGCGAACTCACTGAGAACGTTTACCCATCGGGTGTCTTCTGAGAAGTGCACTCGGTGGTCAATACGCTTGAAGTGGGGGAACTCTACGTCGTCAAAGCTGCACTCGTCAACTTCGTCTGTGCTGCTGTAAGAAAATTCAAATTGTTTAATTGCCATCATCATCTCCTAGTACAAGAAAAACTTTTTTAATACGGTAACCTACAGGATAATTTTTATCTTGATCAATGTAGTAGTCTACTGCAGTCTCAGCACTTCGCCTTGATGCATACAGTTTAGGGGTTAGTGTGTTTTGTGCACACATGTATGTGCCTCCAGTATCCTGAATCACATACGCTTCTTTAAGAACTTCCATCAGTCAGCACTACTGTAGTCAAAGTATTTACGATCATCCCAATCGGCGTAGTGATCAGCAACAACCTTCATACAGTGGATGAGATGGTTCACTGCCAGCCGATCTTTTTCCTTGTCGTCTACGAACCACATGGCAATGTGTTTGCATGGGCCGTTTTCGAGGGTGTAAATCTGATGACGTAACTCATCTGCCACATACTTATCCATCTCAACTTCTGCACTAACTAACATTTGTAATCTCCATTACACGGGGAACATCTACAACATCTACTAGAAACTCTGGGCCGCTAGCATACAGGAAGGTACGCATCTCAGGCCAGCATTGTTTCTTGTAGGGACAATAGCTACACGATGTGCACAGCTTCTTGTTCTTACTAGTTTTACTAGCAGGTACACTGTCCAGACGCTTGATTGTATCAGGCTTGTCAAGACTCACAGCCTCTACCGCATGGTCAGCTTGCAGCTTAAACAAGCCCTTGTTGACCTCAATAGGGTAGTAGTTGATGTGACCTAGTTCCTTCTGGATAGTAACAAACCCAGCAGTATCATAGTTAAGAGCAGTAGCATAGCCGTTTAATTGTTGATAGTAACCAAATGGGTCTTCCTTTAGATTGTTCTTGAACTTCTCTTCACCGAACTTAGTGGTGCTCTTAACGTCGATAACAACGTTGTCAATCACTGCGTCGATGCGACCACGTACGTACCAGCCGTTGCCTACTTCGTACAGCACACGCTCTTGCTTACTAGTAACACTGTGACCGGCATCCTCTGCAACGTTTAGCACAAGCTCTTCCAGAATGTCTCCGTAGAAGAACTTGAGCAGTGTGTTGCCGTCGTGCTTCTCTGCATTCTCTGGGGTGTTGTACTTGTACCAGAGGCGACGAGGGCAGGGATCACCCACTTCGCTAAAGTACAGGATGTTCTTCTCACGCTCGGATGAACGTGGGTTGAACCACTTGTCATAGCTGACACTGACATTGTTGTTCGCTGTAGCAGGGGCAATGCCCCCACCAATGAGCGAGTAAATGTCAGACACTAGTGTGTCGATAGTCTTCATTCAGTCATCTGCTCCGCAGCAGCTAGGTCTAGATCACCGCAGGAATAAGCCTCAAACTTACGTGCAAGTTGAATGATGAATTCTGCGTACTCGTCAAGATTAGATGGGGTAGAGTCCTCACCCCGTAGGTAGTTGTCTGCAGCTTTAACTGCATTAGTGATTGAATTCTGACGCACAATGGCACGATCACCATGCAGAGGAGGGATGGGGAACACCTTGCTAGGAGGCCCATAGGAGGGCTTAGAAGGGGCTACAGCAGCACCAGTGACAGCAGGTGCACCCTCCCCCTTAGACAGCAGTCGAACGCTCGTTAGATCGACGTTCTTGCCGTAGGTGTTCTCGCTAAATTGGAAGTCAATGGTGTCACCAATCTTGAAGGTGGGCTTCTTGAAGCCGTAGCTAAACCGCTCACCATTAGCAGTGATGCTGAATGCGGGCTTGGGGCCGAACTTGGTGTTGACTTCTTTTTGGGTGATGTTCTCAACGATGTAGGTCATAGTGTAATCTCCTTAATTTCTAACTCGTCGTAAGCTACAGGCACGTACTTTTCGCCGTTGTACTCTAGTACTTTTGTAGCTGTTACTTCATACAGCTTTCCGTTTAACTCAAAGCATCTGTTTAATCCAAACTGATTTTCATACCCACCTTTCAGCATGATAACTTCACCACAACAAAACGATTCAGTTACTTCTTCAAGTTCCTCAGCAGTCATAGTGTTAATTCCTTTTTGTCTTGCCAGTTAATTCCAGATTCCACACCCACACTGAGGCGGCATGGAAAGTCAATGTTGAATACAGATTTCAAATACTGTGGTGCACTTTCTAGTGTCTTCTTTGCTACAGAAGCTACAGTGTACAGTAAATTCTTGGGTACGTCAAGCACCACACTGTCGTGCACAGTCATTACTAGTTTCGCTTCGGTTAGATTTTCTTTCTCCAGTTGGTTAAGCAGTAGACCTACCATCATAGGCACAACATCTCCAGTAGCAAACCCTTGAATGGGCCAGTTCTTTAGCTCAGTAGGACTGAACGTTAGCCCACCCTTGTACTCGTTAGGGTACTTCTTGAAGATGTAATGCCGACCCGTAGGGCTAGCATGATAGTAGTGGTAATCAGGGCCAGACTTA